TATATTTCCTGTCTGCATCCACATGCCTTTCTCTGATTTAACTTCTATCTTCTTACCAGTTAGCATGTCTTTTATTTTATCTTCTCTTATCTCTCCATACTCTAAGTCAATATCAAATTTCTTTCTATCTTCTTTATTTGGTTTCATTGGAGCCTCCTTCTAAATATTTTATAGCTCTTTTCATATTATCAATATCATCTTTTAAAAATCCAATAGCTCTGTTGCAAAGGTGACACAACCATCCTCTAAATTTATCTGTATCATGGTCATGGTCTAAACACCAAACTCCTGCTTTTTTTCCTCCTTTTAATCCTAAAGTGTGTTCGTTACCTAAACATATAGGACATATATAATTCTCAGGAGGCAGTCCATGTTTAAATTTTAAAGTGTTTCTAACTTTATTTAATTTTAAATCACAACTTCTACAGTTAGCTCTTTTGAATTTTTTTTCTCCACTTTGCCATGGAAAAGATTTTAAAGGTTTAACAACATTACATTTAACACACAGTTTTGTTTTCTTTATTTTTATTTTAAGTGGTTTATCTTTAAAAAGAGAAAGTTGTTTAATGAGTTTCACTCCAGTTATCTCCTATCTTGTATTCGCCATCCAACGGACAACGAAGATTAAAATGTGTTCCTGCTTTTACAATACTATCTACTGCAAAGTTTCCTATAAAATCAGCTTTATCTTTTGGTACTTCTATTTGCCACTCATCATGTATGTTAGCTACGAATTTATAATTCATTGCATTTAATCTTAATACATCATCTAACATAACCAATGCTTGTTTCATTACGATAGCACCTGCACCTTGTAGTAAAGTGTTCAATGCTGAATGTTGATTACGAACATACAGCTTCCTACCATCTAATCCTTTGAGGTAATTTTTTGCTGAAGCTCTTTGTACCCTGTCTCTAAGAGACTTAAATGTAGGCTTATTATCAAAGAAATATTGTCTAGCTCTCTTACCATCTGCTGTACCTCCTCCGACCACGCTACCAAGTTTTTCATCTCCTGCTCCGTACATAAGTGCATAGATGAATGTCTTTGCTTTATCTCTAGATTCAAGGTTTGCAAGTTTTTGATTAGCGGTGTGTATGTCTCCATTGAGAATTTCATTTGTGTACTCCTCGTCATTCATGTAGTGAGCTAACATTCTAATCTCAAGACCAGAAGCATCAACTCCGATTAAAACATTACCTTCTTCAACAGTCCAACATGCTCTACATTCTTTACCATAAGGACTATAGACTGCCGGTACTTGTGCCATGTTAGGATTCCTGTGTGTCATTCTTCCTGTGATAGCACCGTTAGGTATTACAAAGCCATGTACTCTACCATCATCTTGTACTCCTTCAACCCAAGAGTCAACTTGAGCTATACGCTTTTGAAGTAGTAAGAAGTCTGCTATAAGTTTAGCTTCGTGTATATGTGTGATTGCTGATAGAGTTTTCTCATCTACTATAGGTTGACCTGTTGGTGTAAACCTTTCAGGCTTCCAACCAAAGTCAATAAGATATTCTCCTATCTGTTTACGACTACCAAGATTAAACTCTTGTAGTGTTTGTCTCATAAAAGGTTCAAAGTTATTTGTATCTAAACATCTTTGATACTCATCATCTGTAAGTCCACGCTTTGATAAGTCTCCATCTTTTTTAATATAAGGATTAACTAACTTATCATCTACCCATTTAGGTTTAAATGTATTGTGTACTTCATCTTCAATGGCTTGTTTCTTTTCTCTAAGTTCAGCAAGTAATAACAAAGCTGATTCCAAATCAAACTTAAAACCATTTACCTCTTGCTGTTTCATTATCTTAGCTACACCTTGTTCTAAAGATATACATTGTTTAGAGAATCCTTTACTCTCCTCTCTTAGTTTCTTTAATACTACAGCATTGAGTTGTACATCTCTAACACAATAGTCCATCATCTCTTTAGAATAATTAAGATAGTCTGAGAACTCTATCTTATGATAGCCTAATTTATATCCCCATTTCTCAAGGCTATGACCACCTTCTCTATTAGGATTAAATAGTCTTGATAGTACAAGAGTATCAATCACTGGTATCTTTGACAAGTCTACACCACCGAACTTCTCTACCATAGGTATATCAAATCCGATGATGTTATGTCCTATTAAAGTATCTGCCTTAGTCAACAGTTCATATCCTTCAGACAATTTATCTGGTGGATATTTATATATCTCTCCAGTGTCCATGTCTTGTGCAACGATACAGTGTACCAGAGTTGCTTTCAAGTCATCTGTTTCTATGTCAAATACTAAGTCCATTAAAATGCCTCATCTAAACTATTGTCAAAGGTTATATCCTCATCTGTTAGTTCAGATAGTCTACCAGTTTCTCCATCATATACAACTCTACATGCCATACCTACATCTCCAGTATACCTTGATTTAAGTATACGAAGTCTTGTAGTCCTAGCTTCTTCAGGGTCATCTGATTGTTGATTTCTTTCTAGTGCAATAACACAATCACTAAGTTGTCCGATACTATTAGAACCTCTAAGATGAGATAGAGAAACCTCTATACCATTCTCATGTCCTTTATTACCATCAACTCTACGTAAGTGTGAAACCAAAATGATTCCTGCACCTGTCTCTTCTACCAAACTTCTAAGTCTAGTCATAATAGTATCAATGGCTCGTCTTTCATCTCCTTCATGTACAGCACTGACTAACATATGTAAATGGTCAACGACCACCCACTTGCAGTCGCAACCTATAATCATAAAGCGAAGCTTAGTAAAGATATCATCAATGTCATTCGTACCAAAGTGTGAATGAACCCATACTCTATTCTTGTTCTGTCCATCATAAAGTATATCAAACATCTTATCTAGTTCTTCTTTAGAAAACTTCTCACGTTCTTGGTCAACGTATAGCCTAGCATTAGCTTCAATAGATAAGATACCATCAATGGTTCTTCTCCAATCTTCTTCTAGTGCTATGATACCTACGTTATCTGTAGTGTTCTTAATAAGATGATGTTCAAGTTCTCTTGTCACACTTGACTTACCAAGACCAGTACCACCTGTAAGTGTGACCAGTTCTCCTGCTCTAAGACCATACAACTTCTTGTTCAGTCCTTCATAAGGATAAGGTACGCTTTGTTTCTTCTCACGATTATGAAACTTCTCACGTTGTTCAGAAACATTTATAACACCAGAAGGTGTATAAACTTTACTAGCCCACCAAGCTTCAACAAACTCTTTATGCTTGTTGTTTCTTAGCATATCGTTAGGGTCTTTCCAACCGTTAGGTAAAGTCACGATACGAGCTTTTCCCGGTTTGAAAAGTCTAGCAACTTTTACACTAGCTTCTTGTCCTGCCTTATCTTTATCAAAAGCAATGATAACATTTTCAAAGTCATCAAAGAACTCTAAGCTTTCCTTGATATCTCTGACTGCACCATTTGCTCCACGCTTAATAGATACTACAGCCCACTTAGAACCAAGCAGTTCATAAGTAGCCATAGCATCACACTCCCCTTCAGTGACGGTGACATATTTACCGCCTTTGAAAAGTTGTTGACCAAACAAACCTGTATCATTATAACTACCAGATACAAAGAAGTCTTTGTCCTTACAGTTTCTAATCTTAGTAGCTGACAACTCATGCCCATTGTAGTAAGGATAAAAATGTTTAACGACATTACCTTGTAAGTCATGTACACATTTAACCCCATACTTCTGAGCAGTGTTCATGGAAATCTTCCTGTCCGTAAGGGCTGAAAACTTTCCTTCTCCTACTGTATCTGGTTGTTTAGTTTGCACTGTTGTTGTTGTTTGCATATCCTTTCCTCCACATGCTTTAGTATAGCTAGGCATAAACTCTCCACAACTGAAACATTTTGCTGAGTCATCTTCATTGATTCCTACAGCATCACTGCTTCCGCAAAGTGGACAAGGTTGATGCAACTTATCCCAAGTTTTATCCATGTTAGCCCTCACTATGAATTATGATTCGTCTTCTGAATCTTCTACAGTTTCTTCTTCCTCTTGTTCAACTACTGCTTCAGGACTTTCCTTTAGCACAGCTTCAAGATTATTCTGATGTCCTTGTGAAGCATAGTTCAAAGCTTCAACCAACACATTCAATGTGCCTATCTTACTGATAGATACATTAGCACCTGCTCTCTTCTGCTCATCTTCAATCTTTGAAACATCATAGACTGCTTCGCCATCATCATTCTTAATAGTAATAATCATATTAAAATTCCTCGTTGTCTGAACTTGGTTCAGTGTATTCAATTAAATTAGTGACCTTCACAGCTATTAACTCTGCAAACGTACCATACTTTCCTGTGTAAGGTTTAATTTTCACAGTCACTTCTGAGCCATTACCAAGACTAACATCTAAAGCGTTGCCATCTTCGTCAACTAATTTAGGTGCAGGATTGGTTGTCCCATCATGTCGTTCTACTTTTCTACTGAATGAGAAAGCAGGTTCATCATACTTAGCTTGACCATCTCTGGTTCTTACTCTGGATAACCCTGCACTTTCTAATCTAGTAGCAGTATCTTCATCAGTCAACACAACTATTCCGTACTTATGTGGTTCAAACTTAGTGTTTGGTGTGCTGACATTAGCCCACATAGCTTTTCCTTCTACATACTCATACATATATTGTACCTCCTATAGGTTTAGTTTTTAGTATTAAGTGTTTGGAGTCTATCATACTTTTTCTTTTTGTGCAAGTCTTTTCTGTCTTCTTCTTGCATTGTTTCTATCTCGTGTAAATTGTATAGCACTTTGCAAGTCTTCCCATAACTCATCAAGTGCTTGTTTCTTTTGTTCTTTGTTAAGTCTTGTAATGATTTTGATATCAGACTTCTTAGGTATCCAAGTATCCCAATAAGCTTTGTCCATGTCTTTCCATGTCCAACCTATCTGCTTGTCTAGTGTTGTTGATTTAAAATATAGATTCATATTAACCCTCGTGTTAAAAGTGGGTACTTTACAGTGATACCCAGCACCATTGGCATACTGAGTTTTGTTGTTTAAAGTCTGTGCAAACTCCCTCGCACATGAGGAAAAATCAGACTGTATTTACAAGGGAAGGTCTCCGGTTTAGTTCTTATCCCATGTCATCTACAACTTTAATAAGTGTTGCCACCTCTAAAGTTTTTACAGTAGCTCGGACACCTTGTAAAACTTTTAAAACTTAGTCTGGTTTTAGTGGCACTAGACCAGAAACTAGCACGATTGCTCGTATGTCTTTAGGTTCAGGAAGGTTAGTTGAGGGCTACACCTTTGGACATACCTATACTTTAGGAGTAATTATATTATTCCTGTCCCTCTTTGTCAACTCTTAAATCTAATAATTTAACTTTATATTCATCTTTATTCCACACTACTTCGTAAGCTATTTGGTCTGTAGAATTATCGTGATTATATTTAATAACATATTCTTCCCATGCTCTAAACTCTTCTTTACTCATTGGAGTTAGTTCAGTATCTTTTGTAATTATCATTTGTGTTTAGACTCCCTATCATAAATGATTAACCCTACACCTATCATACATACTACCATAAACGTAAGCACTATTACAAGTCCTATTGTATTACCCATCAGTATTTTCCTCCAAGTGTGCGTTCTCTCCTGTCAATACACCCAATCCACCTGTAGCTGACTGCTCTTTCCATTTGTTATCAACAGCTTCTTGAACTTTAATATCTACATTAATTTCTCTATCGTTTAAAGCTCCTCTCAATCCTTTCATAATCATATTAAGATTATTAATATCTGATTCTAATTCAAGATTGATAGCTTCTAAAGAAGTTATCTTCCTGTTTAAAGTTGTTATCTCATCTGCATTATTAGTAATGCCTTTATCTAACAATAGTATACTAGCGTACATAGTTAATCCAACTACCATCACTGTTATTATTTTCATTAAATATGGTTTCATTTTCCTTGCCCTCTATATTTCTTATGGTTAGCTTTAGTATTTTTATTCATAGTAGAGTAGCCAACATTACCTCTACCTTGACTTGTTCTCTTACCT